TGTATCATAAACCAAAGTATCAATATCTGAATAAGAATTGTTAGATGATTCTTTTAAAGTGATTGGTAACTTTACGTTCTGTAAAAGTTTTTGAATTAATTGAACCCCTTCTTGTATGAATTCTTTCGCATCTTCCTCAGATAACCCTTGGGAGTCGCTCAATTGGTCATATAGAGAATAAATCTTCGAAAGATTTTTATTCTCAAGTACATTGTGTTTAAATTCTCTTAAAGATTTTTTGAATTCCTTTTCATTTTTGTAGGAATCAATCAGATTGTTCTCAATTATTGTTTTTACTTTGCCGAAAGTCATTATAAGGGGATTTCCAAATAAATATTATGAATTTAGTAACTTGTCTAATTCTTTAGAGATTTTCCCTAAAGAATTTTGCGCTTGTCCTAAATTAATGATTTCTGAACCTTCAATTAAATTATTTTCGACTAAAATATTCAAATCTTTTTGTATTGATTCTGGTGTCACAGCCCCTCCTTCTGGTGGTGGAGGTGTGGTTTCTTCAGATGGTGGCGGTGGTGTTAATGGAGCCTCTTCTGATGGTGGTGGAGGTAATTCACCACCTTCGAATGAAGGTGATTCGGTAGATTGTGCACCTGCGTTTGATGTTGAACCGGAAGTTGTACCGTATAACTTATCGATGTTATCAAATACACCTGTTTTACTTATAACTGTCGGTGTTGCTTTGAGTTCTTCTCCCACGGCTCTTTCAATTCTTTGTTGTTGTAAATCTAATCTGATTTCTTCATCAGACCATCCAAATATGTGTTTCTTGGCCCAAGTTGATGATGTCGCCTGTATTCCGTTTCCAGGGTCAGCAACCAAATCTTTGTAAAGTAGAACTTTTTCTTTCCAAACGTCTATTTTAAGTAAATCAGCTTGTGTTGATGGGTTAGTAAGACCTAAAGTGAAGTTGGCCAACTCATCCTCAAATCCCAAAAGAAAAAGATGAATGATTGCGATTTTGTTAAGTTCTGCAATCATACTTTTTTGAATCCTATTAATAGTTCTGGCAAATCTAATATCTTGTAATGATAAATTTTTACCATCGCCAACAACTTCTTCAAACCCTAAGAAAGCTTTGGGTACACGAAGTGCTGTTAATAATTTCTTTTGAATATATTCAATATCGGCAATTTCGGATAGGTTTGTAGCTCCCGGTAATGTTGTAATTGGGTCAGGAGCCGCTGGGTCACGTACAGGTATAAAATAATCTTGGTCAACCGCCATTTGGTTGAATCTCATATCCACATTGCCTGTTTTACTATCAACAATTTGCTCCCTTTTGAATTTATTTGCGACACGTTGTACATACGCCTCAACATCATCGTCATTCATGTTTCCAACGAATACTTTAAACATTCTTCTTTCAGGTGCTCTTGATGTACGATAAATCAACATAGCATCTTCTGATAACAAAAGTTGTTTCCAAATTCTTCTTGCTTTTTCCAACATAGAAGTACCATAAGGAAGTTTTCTGTCGTCACCTAATAATCTAAAGTGAGCAATCTCCCACGATTGGAATTCCATATTTTTGTTCTTCCAAGTAAAAGCCAATGCTTTGGGTTTTTCAGGTTGTTGTGAACTAGGTGCAAGAATTTTGTTTTGGGCACCAACTTCATGTCTTTCTATTTCAATTGTTGGAAGTTGTTGACATCCAACAATACCCTTTTCAGGGTCTAATTTAAGATATACAAAGTTGTCACCGAACTTACAAGTATTTCTTGTCCACATTGGTAAATTAGTATTGATATCCAATGTGTTGTTGAATAAATCCGCTAATACAGATTTAATTCTCTTCGATTCAGAATAAATTTGTAATATAAAACCGTCTTCGTTAGTGGTTGTGGATTCTTCAGCATATATGTCCAAAGCGGCAGAAATCTCAGGTGTATACTCCATTGACTCATAGTCATACTGAGACGACAACCTTGTTGGCTCGTAATAAATGGCTTGTGAATAAAGGTTATTTTCAACCTTAGCCCACTGATTTGTTAAATAATATGTTTGTTGTGCTTGGAGTTTTTCACGCTCGTATTCTTCTTTACTTTTAGTTCTTAACAACTCTTTTTTGTCGAACTTGAAAGTAGGATAGTCCTGATTCAACAAAGAATTAGGACCAAAAGTTTTCGATAGTCGTTGCCAAACCGTTAAATTATTTTCAGCCATATTACAATTTTACTTATTCCCTTGATAATATAAATAGTTATTACGCCCCGAATAACCACTTATATTTTTCATAATCATCTCTTGTCGGCTGATTAATACCTCTTTGATTATTACCCACAGCTTGTGGTGCCATTGGGTTAAAAAATGCAGAGCTATTTTTGTTTTCGTTTGTGAATGTTGCCCATGAATTAATCATGGCTTTGGTATGATTTGTAACCTTTTGAATTGATTGAAATGATTTTTCTGCAACATAAATTGCCATAGAAATTGCCATTATACAGTCATCGTGATGACCTTTTTGGTGGTCAGGTCTTCCATTCACGTAAATAAATGTATTCATTTCATTATATAATCTGTGAGAATAAATTTTAAAATCGTGTCTAGCTGCTTCTTCAAGAGATGAAATAATTTGTACCCTTTTGTTGTTGAAATTAATTCCGGGGATTTTTTCATTCAATTTAGGGTCCCATTTCCATTTATTTTTCGGGTCAATGTTATCGATGTAAAGACCTCCAGTATAGTTCATCTCCTGCATTTTTCTTGCTGTAGAAACTCCCATACCTCCCGTTATATCAACAACACAATAAGCGTTATACATACTACCCCATTTGTATGCAATCTCGGCAATTACATCAGGGGGGACTTTACCAACATATTCTAACACCTGTTCCCTCTCATCAAAATCAATTATTTGAATACATGAAAAATCTTCAGAATCACCTCTTGATACGTCAACACCCATCACATACTTATGACTATTTTCAGGTTCTTTAAATATCCAAAGAGAAGCCCCCATCAATTTTGCCTGAGGTTCTCTCAACATATTTTTCATTATATTATCCATTAAATTGGAATCAAATACGTTATCACCCGAACCTAAGAAATTACATTCCAATTCCTGAGCGACTTTTCTTCTATCAAATTTCAATTTTTTAACCATACCTTCGAACCAAGAAGAACAGGGTTTATATCCTTGTTTGATATAATCTGTCACAACCTCATGGTTTCTTTCGTATGGGTTTAGAACTGTTAAATCTATTGTGGCATCGGAGGGATAATCTTCTCTATTCAAAAGGAAATGTACAATATCTTTTGTCTTGACCATATATAAATCTTTGGTATATCTTGGGTCTCTATGCCAAAACATCTCAGAAATTTTGAATTCATTCATCCCTCTAAGAGCTTGATTGTATATATCGTAATAGATGGGGTCGTAACCGTTAGGGGTAGAAATTACAATAACTTTACCACCTGTAGAGAGTGAGGCCATACAGGCAGACCAGAAATCATCATCGGCTTCAATGAACGCGGCCTCGTCAAAAATCAAAATTGTAGGTGTATAACCACGGAGAGCATCTTTGGATGTTGCAACTGCCTTTACCTCACAATCATTAGTTAACTTAAAGTGTCTCTGCGAATTCTTTTCTGCTGAAAATCCAACTCCAACCCAAGCGGGCCATTGTTCGGTAAATCCTCTTACTTTGTTTGCAAATTCAACTGAAGTATCCAATTTGTTCGCAATAATTAGGATTTTTTCGGGCTTTTGTTTTTTTGCGAAAACTAATCTTTTTGATGCCCACGCAGCAGTCACTGTCGATACCCCGGCTTGTCTGTACTTTAGGGCGATATTCTCATTATATTGGTCATAATCTTCAATGAGAGTAACCTGGTCTGGAAATAAATCTAATGGTACATACTTTGAAACTGTGTTGTCGTATGTCTGCAAATAAGTTCTAAGTGCATAAGGAGTATTCCTCATACACTTGGTAACTTCAATAATTAATTGTTCTTTAGTCAATGGAAAACTTATTTAGGTCTTGATATACCTAAACTTCCCAAGAAATCGTCTAAATCATCATCAGATTCATCGTCAGATTCGTCATCGCTTTCATCTTTGAAATCTTCGTACTCTTGTTTCAAAGTCATAGCTTCTTTCATAATTTCTTCGAATCTTTTTGTCGCTTTTTTGACTTTTGAATTATCTTCGGAAATTGCATCTCCGATAATTTCTAAAAACTCTTCCGCTGGAATTTGGTATAACAAAATATGGAACCAGTTTATTAGACCTTTATTTGTTTCAGAAAACATTTCATCAGGAAGTGCAAATCTGATTTTTTCAACTATTTCAGGCCCTATACGTAATTGCATTGGTTCGTTTGCTAATGTATCTACTGCACCTAAAACCTTTTGTCTCATACCAGGTTCTTTAGGTAATCCGTGTCTACCTTTGGATTCTTCTATCCCTTTAATAATTTCATGGCATAATATTGGAAAAATCATACCGTAAGCTCTTATAACCGTATCCGATTCGCTACCTTCACCATCACCTTCTTCACCTCCATCATCTTCGTTGTCTAATTCTACTTTACCTGCAACACCTTGACCTGTTTGACTCATCATTTCAATCATTTGTTCCATACTGAAATAAAGAAAATCATTTATAGCCATGATTGCTAAATAATCGTTATAAAGCCTTGGGTTAATTCTATCTAACTGAGCTTTAACTTCTGGTTTTTGGAATACGTAGTGACCTTTTTTTGCGGCACCTTGAATAAGAGCATTGATAATGTTTCTCTTATGTTTTTCTAATTCAAATACTTCTTCGTCGGTTAAATCCTCGATATCAAAAGAAGGTATTTGTAATTTTTGCTTTTCCTCATCATCATTTTCTTCGTCATCAGTTTCAGGTTCTGGTTGGAACCTAAAGTTTGATATATCTACTTGTTCTCCTAAATGGGGTTCGATTGTAACCCAATTTTCAGGAATTTCAGCTTCTTCGATTGAAGCGTTTTTTGCTAGTTCTTCTAATTCGTCTTTATGAGCTCTTTCAATGTTCATAATACCAGGAACTCTTCTCATCATATCTTGTATGAGCATTCCCTGTATTTGTTGTGACGACAAATCTTGAATACCTGTAACTTCTTTCAATTTATCTACAACTTTTCCAAATCTATTTGAAACTAATCTTTGTACATCTTGTGGTCCTTTCCTAAATGCCGGATTTGTACCATAAAGGTTTTCTTTGCTCGCGAGTTTCCTTTCGAGATTTGGGTCCATCCTTTCAGGTCTAT